ATGAGCCAAGGAATTTTCCACGTTCAATTCAAGTCCAACCTTCAAGACTCAGGACAAGGATTGGTTGTAATAAAGAACGGAAGCATCAACGGCGGAGATGATCACTATCTCTATCGTGGAGCCGCCCCACAGAAGACAGGACCCTTTACCGGAAAGCTCCATGTTGATAAGTGGAGAGATGGAAACCGAACCGTGGTCAACATCGATAACTTCGAGTTGGATGTAGACGGAAAGATAGACTTCGAGGCGGGGCACCTTGATCTTATAGGTACCGTTACAGGGCAGCCTCAACTGCAGATCCAAATCATAGGAAGAAAAGTAAATGACACCTTCTAAAATAGTACTTTCCCTTTGAGATCGATTGGGCTGAGCTATCAGCGTGTGGCGGTTTAGAGTTTTATTTCCTCTTCCCGCCACACCTCATCATTCAGTTATGACTTTGATTATCTAGAGGAACCACAAGCTCTCAACAGAGCACGACGATATCACCGGCCGCCACGCGCTCGGACAGGGATGTCAGCTTGCCGATCCCTTCCTGCAGAAATCGGCTGAGCTGCTCGATGCACTCGCGCTGGTCATCAGTGAGGCTGAACTCAGCCTCCATGCTTTCCATCAGGTCAAGGCAACACTGGTTGAGGAACCCCACCTCCAGTAACTCCGCCCGGAGCCTACGCCGCAACATCTCGTCCATACCAACATCCCTATCTACTCCGCATATCAGACTGTCGGAACGTGGCAAAAACGCGAACCTCGTCACAACTACCTATTCGGGTAGTGGACCAGGCAACGGGAAGCGGGCCTTGATCTCCTCGACCTTGGCGATCCAGGCAGAGTAGTCCGGTTCCACGCCGGCCTTGATAGCGTCGAACTCGGCCTCGGTCTTGAGCGGGTCACTCTCCGAGCGGTAGGCATTCGCCCGCGCCGCGGTTGCGGCATCGTACTCAGCCTGCCAGCGTTCTTGCGCCTGCTGTTCAGCGGTCTTTAACTTGCTCCAGTCGATCATCGCGGTAACTCCACCGGGCCGTCGGCCTCGATCAGCAACGGTTCAGGGAAGCGAGCAGCGGCACTGGCATCAGCGGCCAGCGGGAACCGCAGGCTCAGTTCCAGCCGGTCGGCACGTCGCACTGCGGGACCAGCGAACCACTCTGATCCAATCGCCTCAGCCGGCAGTTCACCACCCTCCGGTAGCGGTGTGAAGTCGAACGACTGGCCGTTCACAGTGAGCACATCGCCAATCCTGACCAGCGACAGGTGCTCGTCGCTGCCTGGCAGTGGTGCGTACGGTGACAACTTGATGATCATCAGAACCACCTCCCTATGCAGGAAAAGATCAAACGGTTTGTCGTGAGGTTCTCAGCCAAGATGAACGTCACCGAGGTGCCGTTCGCATATGCCACCTTCACGCCGTTGTATGTTGCAGGGTTCGTTGCGTGCGACGCCCAGGATACCGATACCCCCACGGTCCAATCTGGAGTGAACGCCGCCGGCAATGTGAGTGTGTAGCTTGTGTTCGCCATGCGGTCGTTGGCGCCAAGCAGGCTGATCGTGCAAATCTGCGTGCCGTCGGCGAGTCGGGCGTATTGCCCGTTCGCGTTACTGCCTCGCTCCAATATCGACCCAAGCGGGACTCCTCCAGACTGAGCCACTGTACCCAGCAACTGAGCGTCGGACAGCACGCGAACCCACGACTGCCACGCGCCGGCGACCCTCCGGCGGAAATACAGGATGTTCGAGGTCCGCGGAACGAATAGTTGCACTGCGGTCGCGACGTCGTATGGATGGTGATAGAGCATCGATCCGATGGGGTTCAGAGCATCGATGCCTGGCGGCAAGTTCGAGTAAGGAGCGGCACCGATACCGTAGAACCCGCACTCGTCCGGTACCGTGTTCGGGTCCGAGACGGTCCGGCTGGACGACAGGCTCTTGGGAACGCCGCCGAGGTAGTTCAGGGCATTTGCCTGCGTAGATGCCGCGATCATAGCGCGCCCTACGCTTGTCAGCGGGGTTTGCGACCAGCTATTCGGCCCAGTCTGGAACGGGAGCTGGTCAGCGCCACCGAGCAGAAGGCTGAAGTTCTGCAGCCTGGCGTCGAACAGGCTCAAGCGCGCGCCGGCAGCGGTTGCTGCTCCTGTTCCGCCAAGCGCAACCGGCACCGTGTCGCCGTCCCCGAACTCTCGAAGCGAGCCATAGCCGTTGCCGTCGTTCTGCAACTTCGTCGGTCGTACATCAGCCATTGAAAAGCACCTGTAGGTTGAGAGTTGCGCCGCCGGCGGTATAGGCCGGCAGTTGGCCGTCAGGGTTCATCGTGAGCCGAAGCATGGAACCATCGGCGAGATACCCAGGAACAGCCGCAGGGATGCGGACGTTCATCGGGTATGCCACCACGACACCCGCGCCGTTGGTCACGAACTGGTCGTATCCGGTGCTGCGCCGGACGAAGTAGATCGCGTTCGGCTCCAGCACCGCAGGCAACTGCGCGACGACCTTGTGGGTCTGGAGCACAGCCATTACCAGGCCGTCCCATTCCACTCGGCCGGGATCGGCTGGCCGTTGAAGCGCACCAGGCCCGACTCCTCACCAAACTTGTCCAGCGTCGACTTGTTCGCGTGCGTGTGCGCCTGGGAAACGGCAGTGTCGATCTGCGCCGGCGTCGACGTCGGGCGCCCGTTGATCGCGTCCCAGTTGAGCTCGACGTCCATCGACTCATACTCGGCCACTTTCAGCCATGCGCTGGTCGCCGGGTTCCATGCGTACAGCGCAGCGCCGGATTCGACTGTCGGGTCAGCGCTCGCATCCTGAACCAGGACGAAGATTGCACCCTCAGGCTCCAGGGCATCGCGTGCAGCGATATCGGCTACGAACAGGATCGGCGCGCCGGTGCCGGGCAGGCTGGCCAGCGCCTCGTTTATCAGCGCGTTGATCATCGCGCTGTTGCCGATCGAGCGCGCCACTCCCGCGCCGTTGGTCAGGTAGGACTCCGAGTAGCTGCCGTTCTCGACGAAGTAGAAACTGTCCGGCTGCAGTGTGCCCGGCAGCGTCGCAACCTTGAAAAATTGAATCTGGGCCATTTCATCACCAATCAGTCGCGCCCCATTGGGCACCGTCTACGCCGTCCCTGCCGGGCGGCCCCTGATCACCAGCCACAACGACCAGCACATCGGCCGGCGGCGTCACGGTGACCGCGTATTCCTGCATCTCGCTGAGCACCAGCGGCTCGCTATCGACCTCGATCGCCAGCGCCCAGGGCTCGGCGGCGTCATCCATCGCACCCTCCCCCACGGCTCACAGTGATCGGCCCGCTGTAGTAGCGATGGACCGTTCCATCCGGGTAGGTCACGTCCACGTCGTAGACCGCCGACGCCCATGCCAACGCCGCGGTATCGGAGGCCGATATCTCGCGCGAGATCGTTCCGGCGCCAGCGATCTCAAGGCCGGAGCCGAGCGCCAGCGTCATCAGCACCGTCCCATCTGGCGCATCGCGGATCTGCATCCGTACCTCGGCGCCAGCCAGGTCAACAGGTGGCTGGTAGATCAGTTGCCCGCCCACAGGCGCAAGGCCAGCGGCTGACAGCAGGTTGATCTCGATCGTGTCGTCGTCAATGGACGCTACCCGGTGAGGCAATTGCCGAAGCCGAGCGCGGTTCAGTTCGGACATGCCCTGGACGCCATCGATCCAGGCCAGCCACGTGCCAGGCAATCCGTGCCCAGGGATGGTCAGCCGGACGGGAGCGGTCGGCGCGATCTGAGTGATCGGCCGGTAGACCAGGCTCGGTTGCATGATCCGCATCGTGTCGCGGAACGTCGCCCCTTTTTCAATGCGCAGGGGTACACAGGCCGGCGTCATGCGGCTTCTCCTTGAAGTAGTAGGAGGGGCTAAAGTAGGAGGGGCTAAACCCAACTGGTCAGGTACTGGATGCACTCCGGGCCGCGAGAGAGCTCTCCGGTGATCGGGTTGCAACTGGCTCGCACCCAGCGGTCGGCTGGCTCCCAGAAAAATCCGCGCCTGTACTCATGCGCGGGCTTACTCTTGGTCAGGGTGTCGGTAACCGTTCCAGAGGTCACGCCGCCGAGGCGCACGGCCGGGCCCTGGCGAACGCTGACGGTTGTTGTGGTCTGCCCCTCTGGATAGTCGAACGGATCGCGGATGTGGCAGATGGCTGCGCTGTTGTTGCTCAACGCGGCGAGCCACACTTGGTGCTGGTCTTGGTTGGCCAGCATGTTCTCGTCATTCACCAGCCACTGATAGGTCGCAACGGTGTTGACGATATGCATGCCCGGGGGGAATGTCGTCGTCGGCGGGGTGACCACCGGCCCACCCGTATGGTCTGGGTCGGTATAGGTCGTGACGTCATCCGGCTCCCCCGTACACTTCACCGTCCGCGTGATCTGCAGTCCTGTCCCTGGGATGTAGATCGCCTCGAACTGCTCTGTCAGTACAGTGCTGTCGACAACTGATCCGGAGCCGCTCAACAGCGCAACCTCGCTGCTTCGCTCCGTCGCTGTTCTTGTCGTCACGCCGGGCTCGTTGCGGTACTCCTTAAGTGCATAGTGGCGTCGGTTGTAGCGCGCGGTCTGGATGTTTCCCTGGGCGTCATACCAGGCGGTCAGCAACCCGGAGGTCTGGTTCCATTCCTCTCGATAGAGCGTGGTTTCGATGGGATCGCCCGGCTGACTGCTCTCGTCGGTCACCTGATGAACCGGATTACCGAGCGCGGCCTGGCGATTCTCGATCACGTCTATTGTGACCGTCTGACTGTGATCCGCCTCTGGATCTCGGATATCCGGGGCAATGGTCACCTCGACGAGACCATACAACCCCTGAGGGGCTCCAGACGGCGACGACCCGCTGACCACCGACGTTCCTGGCGGTGGGTCAATCTGCCGCATCCCGTCACCCTGTGTCACCACCACCCCCAGCAGCAACCGATTTCGGTAGACCCCCAGCAGCTTCAGGTAGTCCAGCTTGACGTTTTCACCAAAAAACCAGTAGTCGAAGTTGCTCCCGAGCAGATCTTTTACCGCACACTCCGGCTGTCCTGCGCCCTGCCCAACATCCTCAAGCGTTATCTTCTTCCGAAGGGCGTGAATCGTTCCGCCCTTTGTCCAAAAATCGAGGTAGTAGCTGCCCTGCTCCACATTGAGGTAGATATCCACATACAGCGGGCGCCGCGGCTCCTCGTCGCTAGACCACCAGAGGGGGAGCCCCCTGAATGGGGCGTCGCCTGTATAGGACTGCCCTTCGGCCGAGGTCGTCGCGCCGCCGTAGTACAACTGATAGTCGTAGTTGCCTCCGCCTCGGAGGATCGTTCGCCCCCACCACTTCCCGCCCTGCTCCTCGACCTGCTGGTCGTCCTGGTCCGGTAGGCCCATGTCGAACAGATGCGTGTGATTCATCGGCCAGTTGCCGTAGTACGCGATCGCTGGGCGCGTCGCCCCGTTCGGCAGGGTGACGTAGCCGGCCAGATCATTGTTCGGCTGGCGGATCTTTCCGTGCCACGGCCAGCCCATGCGAACGACCACGCCGTCCCAGGGCATCAGTTGATTCATGCCTTGAACTCCATGCGGCCAATATTCGAGCCGCCATCCTGCATCTCGAAGCTGGTGACGCGCTTGAACACAACGACGACCAGGCCATCGGTGCTCACGATCTCCTCGTCGGCCACCGTGCGCTTCGACTTGTCGGTCTCGGCCAGCGGCCAGGACACACCGCCCCCGCCGATCTGCTTGCCGGCGGGGTTGTAGTCGGCCCTGCCGCGCGCAGCATCCAGGGCGCCGCGCGGGTCGATCTTGCGCAGTGCGCGTGCCTGACGCTCCGGCTCGATCAGCCGGTTGAGTGCCGCGGTCAAGCCCTGGTCACCGCGGCGCTCCGCTTCTACCCGTTGACCGCCGGCGCGGCGGATCGCTTCATTCCTCGCGCCGAGGCTGCGGCGCTCATCTGAAAGAGCCATACGCTATCTCCTACGCGTTCAGCACATCGCTGAACACCAGCATCGACAGGGTGAGTTCGTCAGCATCGAAATAGATGCGCGCCCACACCTCGCCGTTGAGGTCATTTGCATTGATCACGAACCCATACGACTCCTGCGCCGCCCACTGCCTGGAGGTGCCCACGATCGACATACCTCCGGGCAATTCACCCGACGTAACCCTGATTTGCAGTTGTTGCCCGCTCGGAGCCCAGGTTCTGATATTCAGGTCGAACTGTCGGGATGTGCTGGGATCGATTCCAATTGCGGCGGTGCCAAGCTCGGGAATTGCGAACAGACGGGCATCAACAAATGAGTGTTGAGGCCCGAGGAGGAACTGGCCGTCGGTATTGACATGCAGCACCTCGCTCGGAGCGCTGCCACCGCCACTACCCAGCTTCACCCAATCGGCACCGCTCGCGGTGCCCTTCGCCAGGTATAGCGCGCCGTTGTTCGTGTTCACGTAGTGAGCACCGATGCTTGGTGGCGGATCGAGCGGCTCCCCGGCGCCGGACAGGACGTGCGTAACAGTTGCCATCAAATGTTCTCCATGATCAGGTTGTTGCCGGCGTCGTCGACCAGCGTTGCGCCGGTTTCGTCGACAAGGGTGCCGCCAGACGCCCCGGACTCCAGAGCCTGGATGCGCGCCTGGAGCGTCATGAGGTCACCAGCGGTGACTGCGGCGTAGATCACCGTTCCCGTCGGCCAGTTGCCGTCGGAGGTTCCTTCCTGGGCGCGCTCGATCGTCACCACCCCACCGGCGCTGGCGGTTGCTTTCACGATTTCATGCTGCACACCGGCGTCATCTGCGAGCGTCAACAGCACCCAGCTTCCTCCGGATAACGGCAGCAGCGCGGCGGCAGCATCAGGCACCGTCAGGGTTAACGCGCCAGGCGAAAGGCCGGCGCTCAGCGTCGTCTTCCAGTTGTTGATCCAGGCTCTCGCCATCGCTACATCTCCAGTACGTCATCAGGTACAGCTACCCGGTAAGTGGCTGCGATCTCCGGCGCATGCTCGTCTCGGTAGTTCGCCGGTATCCCTGGCGATGTCACAATAAAGCGCCTCGGGAACAGTTCAGCGCCGGGATCGCGATTGCTCCAGTTACCTGAGAAACCATCCACCTCATCGTCATACGCGGGACCGCCGTTTCGTCCTCCGAGCTGCGTCGAGAGTTGGCCGCCACCCGACGGCGGACTGACGGGATCCGCCGAGCCAGCCGGCGGAACAAGGGGGTCTGCTGCGCCACCGCCGCCTCGCATCACCGCGATAGAGATCGTGGTCAGGGCGCTTCCGGATGCAAGATCGAGCCGGTCGACAATTCGTCGACACTTGCCCACCGCGCGCGCGCCCTGATCATCTAGTCGGATCGTATGCACCAGGTCGATCGGTAGAACCATGCTGGTGGGCACGTCCCACGTCACAGTCGTCCCGCGGTGTGCGGAGATGAGCGTCGTTGCTCCCTGAGCGAGCAGGCAGTTCAGCGCAGCCAATCGCCGGCTGTCGTCCTTTTCATCGCTATGGCCTGTGTTGCCGCCCGTGATGGGGTCGCTTTCCCAGCGCTCGGCCCTGTCCGACTCGATCTCGAACGAGGCGCGCTGCCGACCGACAATCGGGCCGGTCGCCGCCACGCTCGGCTGAACTTCCATGACCAACCGGTAGCTCTCTGTGACGGACTGCACCCAGCGCCGGCCAGCAATCCAATTTCCGCCGAGCAGCAGTTCGGTGAAGTTGTTGCCCCATGCCGCCGGCGGGTTGCAGTACACGCCTGTCGGTGGCAGCGGGTACCACGTTGCATAGAACAGAGTTTGTCCTTTGCTTTCCGTGGCGGTTGTAATCATCTCGACATCTGGCAGTTCGGTGTCGTCATGACGCCAGTTGCAGAACCCCGCCTCACCAACGGCATTGCCAGTTCCCGGGTGCTGCCAACCATACGAGGCGTTCAACTGCCATAGCCGGCTGAATCGGTAGTCGCACTCGATCTCGATCCTGTTCGTCTGCGAGCTCAGGTCACCGAGGCTGACCTCAACCGAGTTGTAGACGGTGGACCCGGCGCCGAACTCGAACGCCGGAGGCTGCGAGAACAGACTGGACACACGCAGTTCGCCGGTAGGCGCGCAATCCAGGGCCGAGGCCACGGTCGTCAACCGCTCTTGCGCGTAGTCCCAGCGCGATCGCCCATCAACAGGCTCGAACACATCGGATGACCACTGACCGCCGACCAGCGCATCGATCTGCGCGATCTCCATCGCTTCGATGCGCTGCTGCAACTGATCGGAGCAGCGCGCAGTCAGCGTCCGCCCTACCGCGTCGAACGTCGGGTCCGCGATGCGGCCGGTGAATCTCACCACGTCTGCGGTCACGCCCTCGGCAGTGGAAAGGTAGCGGATCGTGACCGCCCGCCCCACCCACGACGTCGGCGAAACCGGGTCAGTGCCGAGGTACAGCGTGAACGTAGCGGTGCCAGAGGCGCCTTCCTCGCGGTCGACTTCGACAGCCCCAACGAGGCTTGCCGTCCAATCCTCATCGTCGACGAGTAGGCGCAGGCGCCAGGCAAACGCCTGACCAGGCTTGATCTCGACAGGGCCATCTCCGCCGCCGGCCGTGCCGAATCCGTTCAGCGGGCCGGCGTTCAACGGCATGCCGTTCAGCAGCATGTCAAACCTCCTGCCAGTTCAGGGTCCATCCGTGCGCGGCGTTCATCGACGTCGACGGCGGGTCCGCGAACACGTTGAAGCGAGGCATGAACTGGACCATGTAGAGCGTCGCCGCCGGACGCTCTGTAACGGTCACGACAAGGCCTGCTCGCACGCATGGCGTCGGCACCCAGCGCCCCTCAACCAGCGCCAGCGCCCACGGCTCTTTGTCCGTGCGCGGCGCCTTGGGCAGAGTGAACGCCGGAGAGTCCTGGGCGATGCTGATCGGCTGGATCGCTTGCATCTCCAGTGATGATCGGTAGTCGAGCGCGTCGAGCCCGACCGGTACAAGGCCCGAGCCGGTCAACGTGCCGGAGAGCTTGCCGTCCCAGTGGGTCAACTTCACGCCAGCACCGTCGCTCATCCTGACGACCGTCGCACCGAACAAGGGCTCCATCGACTGATCCGGCGCGCCAGCTTCTGGCGGGATGGGTACTCCGCCGAGCGTAATAACCGGGTAATCCATGCCGTTCTCCTACGGACGTGCGGTGCGGCCTCGCTTGAGCGCCTGCAGCCGCAGAATGTCGTTTACCGATCGCTGATCCCCGAAGACCGAGACAGTCGAGCCACCGAACGACAGATCGATCCGTCCCAGGTTGGGGAGTTGCCCTGAGCTCGGCGCCGCTGTCGCGACCTCGGCGGCGGCCGGCGACAACCCGTCGAGACCGCGCATCCCGGCCAAGCGGCTGGCAAGCGCCGACACGCTGTTCGGGATCACCTTCTCCGCGCCACCGAACGCAACCAGTTCCGGACCTCGCTCGCCGACCCATGCAATGCCCGGCGCGGCGCTGTTGGTGCCGGTCGCGTAGCCGGGGAAACTGACCGGTGGCGTGGTGCCGCTCACGGCGGACATTTCGCCGGTGGGCACCAGTTGAACAGGGATCAGGACAGGCGTTTCAGACAGCGCTTGCAACTGTGCCTTGATCGCCTCGATCTCCTCCGGCGGAAGGTTGAACGAGATCTCGATGCCCTGGAGCGCGGTCGCCGCATCGGACAGCTCCGCGATCCGCGCGCGGATGCTGTCGAGCTTCGCGTCTGCCTGCGACTGCTGCAGATCGTTCGCGGCGAGTTCGATGGCCTGGAGCTCCGTAGCGAAGCCGGTGAACCCGTATGTGTTCTCTCCGGCCGCCTGCAGTTGCTGGAGCATTTCGAGCGCCTTCTGCGCCTGCGCCTGTGCCGTCTCGGCATCGCCCTTGCGCAGCGCCTGGGCGGCGGACTGCTTGAGGGTCTGCGCAGATGCATAGCTCGGGTCACCGCCGACGCCGGCTTGTAGCCCGGCAATCGCTTCGCTGTAGCGCTTCTCGATAGCCAGGCGATCCTTCCGAACTTTCTCAACCGCCGCCAGCGCGCCTTTCTCGGCCGCCTCCTGCTTCTTGAGAGAGTCCTGCACCGCCTTCAGCCGGCCGTCACGCACTTGGCGCAGCGCTTCGGAGTACGCACGCTCCGACGAGAGCGCAGCTTGCTGCCGTGCGTCGTCGACCGCCTTGACCTGGGCGGCGGCTTCCTCGGCCGCCTTGCGCGCCTCCGCCGTCATGCCGGTCTGTTCTTCCAGCAACTGCTCGCGGTACCTCCTGAACGCTGCCAGGCGCTCGCTGATCTGCGCGTCAGACATGAACAAGTCGACCACGCCGAAGCCGTCGTCGGCGGCCTGCAACTTCTGGATCTCCTTGTTCACCCTGTCGAGCTCAGTGACGTTCCCGGTCACCCGTGCAGCCAGGTAGCCCAGATCCTCTCCGAAGCCGGAGAACAGCGAGCCACCTTGAGCCGCTGCGGCGGCCAGGCGAACCAGGGCGCTGGCCAGCGTGGTCAGGTTGCCCTGGATCGTCGGGTCGGCAAGTACCTCCTTCAGTTCCTTCAGCGACTCGATCAGCGGGCCGGTGTCCGCCTGGCCGACGCCGCGGCGTATGGTGTCTTCGATCGCCGTCCATTCCTTCGAGACGGAGTCACCAAACGAGGCGAGTTCGCTCTGCAGCTTGGGCAACTGTCCGATCAGCGCGTCGGTGACCACTGCCGCCGTCAGCTTGCCCTCCGCCGCCAGCGCCTTAAGTGCCGAGGTCGGCACACCGATGCCATCGGCCAGAGCCTGCATCAGGCGTGGCGCCTGTTCGGCCACGCTGTTGAACTCGTCCCCGCGCAGCGCGCCAGCCCCCAGCGCCTGGCCGAACTGGATCACCCCGTTCTCTGCCTCGACCGCAGAGGCGCCCGACACGCGGAACGACGCCGACACAGCCTCGGTGACCTTGAGGATATCCTGCTGGGTGCGGCCCGCTTCCTTGAGCGGGCGACTGATCCGCCCGTACAGCGTAATCAGCGCCTCAACCGGCTGGCCGGTGTTGTAGGCGATGCGCTGCAACTCCTCGAGGGCGGTGTTGAACTCTTCCTGGGATCCGGTTGCCAGCCGCAGGCGGGCGTTCATTGCCTGGTAAGCGTCGGCGGTGTTCGCTACCGCCTTCACCCCGGCGGCCAGCGCGCTGAACGTGAGATAGCCTGCGAGCAGCTTGCCGCTTGCGGCCAACGCCTTGTTCGTCACGTTGAGGTCGCGGTTCACCTCGTTGAACATCTGCCGGGTGCGGTTCACCCCCTCGACGATCAGCTGCGTGGTCACTCTACCGGCCATGATCGAACTCCTGCAGGAACTGTTTAAACCCCTTCAGGGGCGCGCGTGCCGCGCGGCGAAGGAGCAGGTGGTCGCGCCGGTCTTGCTTGACCTGTTCGCCGACCTGCTCGAGGAACACCTCGATCTGTTGAAGCGTCATGCGCGAAACCTCGTCGAGACTGAAACCCGCGCGAACCAGGCTGGTTACTGCTGCTGCCCAACCAGCGTTGCCAGCGTCGTCACTGCCGCTTGCTGGGCGCGGGCGAAAAAAGCGGCGTTGACCCGAATCACCTGCATGACGATCTGCATCGCCACGTCGACCGGTAGGCGCCACACGCGCCAGCGGCTGAGGTTCGTGGTCCTGCGCAGGATCTTCCGCAGCTTGGCCGAACCGGTCTTGCCGAACTGCAGGATGGCGGGAACGGTGCCATCGCTCAGAACCTTGAGAAGGTCACTGGCGATATCCCCGAACAACTCGAAGTCGGCGAGGCGGACGTGCCGCACGATCACCGGCGCGCCGTTGACGTAGATGGTTTCAGGTTCGGGAAACAGAATTCCGAGGTCAGACATGGGCCACCCAAATGAAAAGGCCCGCCATCAGGGCGGGCCGGTTGATCTACGGCCATCAGGCCGCGTCGGTGTTCTGGATTTCCCACGTCCAGATCGCGGCCTCGCCGACGTCGTAGATGTTCGGGTCGGATAGGAGGCGAATCTGCACAGGGATCACGCCGAACTCTGCGCCCTGGTTCAGCGGCAGGCCGCCGTTCAGGCTGATCCGCGCATAGAAGCAGGTGATGCGTCGTTTCTCACCGTCGCCGGCTTCGTTGGTCTGCTCGAACATCACCCGGTAGAACTTGCGGCCGGTGGTGAACGGCTTCACCAAGTCGACAGTCGGGTAGGTGTAGCTGACCTCGATCGGCAAACGCTTCAACCCGCCATCCGGCGGAGCAGTGGTCGCGTTGATTGCGTCGGCCAGCGTGCCGCCCGGCAGAGGCCGGATGCCGCCGGGGGTGACGGCGTAGTCAACGCCACGCACATAGGTCGGCGTGCCGCCGGATCCGGTGACGCTGCTGACCTCGAGGGGAATGTGCGCAAGGCGGATAATTCGGTCGACGTAGGCGTCATGCACCTCGTCGGCGACAGTTCCCGATGGTACGCGCTCGACCGATCCATAGAGAATCGTGCCGGCGGCGCGAGGGGAGAAGTTGACGGCCTCGCCGTTGATGTTGATCGCCGTGGTCGACGTTACGCCATCGAGTTCGGGCAGACCGAGGCGCGTCGGGTCGGGGATGGTGATCTCGGTCGATTCCGGTTCGGCGCTGGTCGTCTGAAGCTTGAACAGCTCTTCGAACACGAAAGAGGGATAGGACGCGACCGAGGTAGGGCCGCGGAACAGTTGGGTGTAGAGCATCGTTTTCTCCTCGGCCTGGCCGATCAGTTGTAGGTTTCGACGTAGATCACGCCGATGGTTGCGGTCAGGGTGTGGAAGTTGCGACCGGACTCGGCAAACTGCGCCACCGCCTCGTCGATATCCTCCACAAGCCCAGGGAACTTGCGCTCCGGCTGGTCTTCTCCGAAGCCAAGGGCGCGCAGAATGTCGACGTGGACGTCATCGAGTTCGTGTTCCTCCGCCGATCGCGGGAATACAACCTCGACTTCGAACGTGCGGAGCCTGGTCGCCTGGCGTACCGCCGTTCCGGTTCGCGCGTCGCTCGCGACTCGCACAAGGGCGTAAGGCCCGCTGGCTTTGTCGGGCACTCGATCTGTCGGCCCGTAAACTGCCCGCAGGTCCGTCAGGTAGCCGTTTACCGGGCGAATCTCGCCCAGGCGGGCCCGCAGGTCGCGTGTGACCTGGCTCGCTTTCGTTCGCATGGTTGGTTTTCCTCAGACGGCCTTTTCGAGCTCGCGGCGGATGCGCCGCTCGAACTCTTGGCGCAGAAACGCATTGGTCCAGCGGATGGTCTTCGCCGTAGTCAGCAGCCTGAACCAGTACGCCACCGACGGGCCTTGTGCTTCCTGCAGGGCGCGCCGATAGGTGTAGCTGGTGACATTGGGCGAACGACCCCGCGCCGTCCTGGCCCGCTGACTGCGGGTAGACAACGGCCGCTGCAGCCGCCCCGATGGGTTGACGAAGCCTGCGGCAACTTTCCGACCGTTCGGGCCGACGACATAAATCCTCGCCCGCGTCGAGTTGATTGGCTCGAAGATCCAGCGCCGGTATGCCGTGACGTTGACGCCAGACGACGACGGAATAAGCCTCGCGTTCATCCGACCCGCCCTCGCGCGCTTGATCACGATCCGACGGTTGGCGAAGGCACTGGTGAACGCGGGCCGCATCGGTTCGTTGTAGCGCTGCTTCCTCGTCTGCGTCGCCGTGGTATTCAGCGCGCCGCGCATCACTGGATCAACGCGCCGGCCGGCTTCCCGGAGGCGCGCTTGCGCCTGCTCGACGCCGACCAGCCTGATGGGCGCCCTCATTGCACACGCTCCAGCCAGAGCCCGCGGACAATGCCGTCGTCGGTGCCGTCGGCGTAGTCGACGACGTAGTAGCGCACTCGATCCACCTCAAGCAGATCGCCCACCTGAACCCTCCCCGTCTCGATCAGCGCAACCTCGGCGCGGATCCTGTAGGCCGTCGCCTGGCCGTTCTCGTCCAGCCAGGGCGCATCGTAGTTCAGAAACACCCGGCAGTTTCGCGGCGGCGCGCCATCTGGCCGGTATGTCGCCGGCTCGCCGATCAGCTCTGTTGCGGTGATCGCCAGTTCGGCCCGACGACCAGTGAAGTCGCGGGCGCTGTCGATGTGGAAGAGGCGCCCATCGGCGCGCAGGTAGCGTCCTTGCCGAATGCGCTCGTCCCACCAGGCCCGAACCTCAACCTTCGCCGGGTTCCGCAGCCCACCCGGAAACGGCGGCTCCGCGTTCTCCTTGGTCTGAATGCCGCACCAGATCCAGTCGATGCATCGCGGCGCCAGGTCTTCGTCAAGCACCAGCAGATCCGCCGGCGTGTCGAGCCGTCCTGCACGCATCGCTACCCCCTACTTCTCTTCGGCCTGGGTGGAGCCCTTGGGCGATTTCGCAGGGGCTTTGCGCGACCTCAGGTCGAGGGCCTCGCCATTCGCTACCAGGCGCTCACCGTCCTCGGGCGTGGTGTCGAACGGCTCGCCAGGCTGGACCAGGCGGCCGCCGCGATAGAGCGGCTGTATCGCTTTGAATTGCATGTTGCTCTCCTTTCGGTTTGCCCTAGCGCAAGTTCATCCAGCGGTAGGGCTCCCAGAGGTATTGGGTGGCCATCGGAAGCTCCGACGTAATGGTTCCGATGACTGCTGACTCCCGGTTCGAATACCAGTGCGCGATCAGCATCAGCGCGCCGCGGCGGATCGATCCCGTCATGCGGATGGAGTTTCCGACGGGGTCCGGCAGCGGATCATCCGGAGCCAGCAAGGTCCGGTTGGTCCGAGCGTTGAACACCTCCACCGCATCCGTGATCAGGCCCTGGATGTACTGATCGTCCTGGGAGTGGCGAACCCGCAGATGCTCCTTCGCCACGCTCAGGTCAATCATCGTTCGGGACCAGCGCGAGGAGCGCTTCCTTATTGGCCCCCTTGTCGAAGGGGATACCCTTCGCAGTCAGCAGGGCCTTCAGTTCCGCCATGGTCAGCTTCTTCAGGTCAGATCCGCCGCTGGAACCGTCAACGAGAGTGGCGACCCCCAGGTGATCCACTGCCACCAGCGCGCAGCGGTCGGAAACCTCCTGCTCGCCGACGTCCACGGTTATGACAACGTTGCCGTCCGGAGAGAACGGGAACGCCTTTTCGACCAGAATCTTGGGCATTGCAGTGTCCTCCAAGGAGGGCCGGCCAGCGCCGGCCCTCCTACGTTACGCGGCCGAGAGGGTCAGCACCTTCACCGCCTGGGAGTCGACGAGCATGCCGCCGACGCGCTTGGTGGTGTAGAAGCCGACATAGGGCTTGTTGGTATAGGGGTCGCGCAGAACGCGGGTGCCGATGCGGTCCACGATGGTGTAGGCCCGCTTGAAGTCGCCGAAGGCTAGGGCATTCGCGTCAGCCGCGATATCCGGCATGTCCTCGTTCTCGGTAATGCCGTAGCCGAGCAGGCTGGAGGGCTGGCCGACTTCAAGGCCAGGGCGCCACAGGTAGTTCCCCTCGCTGTCCTTGAGCTTGCGGACGTAGGCGACCGTCAGGTTGTTCATCATCCAGACGCCAGCACGGCGATAGCCCGCCTTGACCGCTTGCACCAGGTCAATGAGGTTGTCGCCGTTGAGGGCGCCGGCGTTGCCACTTACCAGTCGCTGCAGAGTGCCGTAAGGACGGGTCTTGTCGCCAGCCACTGCGAAGGGATATGCCAACAGGCCCTTGGGCTTGTTGACGCCATCGCCCAGCAGGAATGCGGAGCCCTCCTTCTCGGAGAATTCCCGGCCGACTTCGCTGTTCAACCAGCCCTCCGCATCGAAGAACATATCGTCGAGACTGGTCTGGGTGGCTTGCGGGTTGGCGTAGAGCTCGCCCATGACGGCGTTGATCTGCGCCAGGGTCGGGGTACTGGTTTCCGGGCGTGGTGCAGTTTCGCCGACCCAGCCGGAGCCGGCGCCGCCCAGGTTTACCAGACGCTTGTAGTCCGGGGTGCCGACGGTGATCTGGTTGCACACCTGGCGCATCGGCGACTCGTCGCGCAGCAGCTCGATGATGTTGCGATCGAGTTCCTCCGGGACAGCGTAGCCACCATCCGCATCGACGCCGATCTGCAACGCCTTGGCCTGCAGTTCACCCAGACCGGTATCAATGCCCTTGCGCACGAACTGCATGAAGGCGGCCTTGTGCTCGCTCGCGGCCTTGGTGCCGGTGCCATCCGGGCGCTTCATCCCGGCCAACTCCTTCTCCAGCGCCGACTTCATGTCGTCCAACTGGCCCAACTTCTCGTTGAGGGTTTCGACCTGCTCGACCAGCTTGCCCTTCTCGGCCTCCAGGGCCTCGACGCGCTTGTCGTTCTTCTGCTTGAACTCGTCGAACTTGGCGCCGAGTTCTTCGGCAACCTGTTTTACATCTTGGATATCAGCGGGCATGGGGTTCTCCTCACATGCGATTAATCAGGGATTTCAGGGAGTCGAGCGCGGCGCCAGCATCCGCATCACGCGGGCAAGCAGCGCTGTAGCCTTTGGCCATGAAGGCCTTGGCCTGGGAGCCAGAGAACCCAACCTCGCGCAGGGCTCGCTCCACTTTGCTCGGCGGCGGCGTCTCGCCGCGCGCCAGCAGGGTTTTCACATCGGAGATACGGGCCTCATCGTTGGCCGGGAAAGTGACCAGAGATACCTCCCAGAGGTCGATAGCCTTCAGCAGCCAGATGCCCTTCTCCTTGTCGTACTCGTAGTCATCGAGCATGTAGCCGATCGATAGGCCGGAGAGGCTGCCGGCCTTCATGTGTGCATGAGCGCGCTTCGCGAGGGGGTCGTCATCGATCAACAGACGGCCCTTCACATACAAGCCGTTTTCGTCTTCGCGCATCTCTGTGTAGGGCCCGAGCGGCTCGGCGCTGTCGTGCTGCCAAAGCATCGCGGGCAAGCGCCCCTTTTCCTTCCAGCGAGCCAGCGAGGCCTCGAAGGCTCCTCGAACAACCACGTCGCCGTAGCTGTCGACGACGCCGAACACTGAGCCGTAGCCCTCGAACTCGCCGGTATCGCTGACTGCCTTCAGCGTCAGCGGCACATCAAGGCGTTGTTTTGTCAGCATCGAGTGCCTCCGGATTGGTGGTCATGTTGGTCGGGGTCAGGTAGATATCGCCGCCGGGGCGGGGATTGAGGTCTTCCAGTTCGCGGCAGTCGTTGGGGCTCAGAATCCCCCACTGGATCCCCTTGCCGTATGAGGTGTATCGCCCGTTGAGGTCGCCCCTCATCAGCGCGCCGGCATTGAACTTGGCGAAGTGGGTTTTCGCATCCTTCTCGCTCAGCAGCCCGACTCGGATGCGGGCCTCGATGCGCGTGAGGATCGGCACAAGCGAGTAGTTCACGAAGCTCATGCCCATGTGCTCGATATTGTTCAGCGTCATCTTGTCGAGGTTCGCCACCAGGTGAGGCGGGACGCGGAACAGACCGCACAACTGCGCCTCGGTCATCTTTCTCGACTCGATGAACTGCGTGTCCTGGGCGTTTAGGCTGATCGGCTTCCAATCAAGCCCCATCTCCAGAATCATGGGTTTGTAGGCGTTGGCCGTCCCCATGTGCTCGCCCTGGAACTGCGCGGACAGGCGTTCGAAGGCCTCATCGCTCAACGTTTGGTCCGTCTTCAGAACCCCGGAGGTCACCGCGCCGTTGGAGAACAGCTTGGCGGCGTGAGTTTCCATCGCCTGATTCAGGCCGATGACCTGGCGGGCATAGGCGATGGGGTTCAGCCCCGTTAGGCCATCAAGAGTGAACAGGCGGACGTGCCAGATTTCGTCCTGGGAAAGGGTCTCGACGCCGCTCTTGAACGTGACGTCATACTCAACCGTCCAATCATCTTTCAGCTTCGGTTTCACCGCCGCCGGGTTGATCGGCAGCAGTTCCACCACGTTGCCGAGCGCCATGACCTTGTAGGCGTAGAAGTTGCCACGAAGACAAAGGCAGACCACCAGCAGTTCCCAGAACTCTTGCGCGGTCATGTACCCGTTCGGCGCCACTGCGAGCACGTCATACAGACGGTTGGACAAGGCCGGAATCCGCTCGCGCTCCGTCTGTTTGAAGAGCCGGCAAGGCAACATGCCAACCGACTCGGCCAACACCCGGACGCAGTTGAAAACAACGGTCTGTTGCATGGCGGTGGTGGTAGTGACCCGCTGCCCCGACTCCGTCTCATACGCAACACCCAGCACCTGCGCCAGCTTTTCGGGCGTATCGATGATCAACGGGTCAGAGCCCTTGCCGAACCATCGGCCCAGCTTCTTCAAAATTCCCATCAGAGCTTCCTGATACCGTGTTTCACGATGTGGTCGGAGAGGGTTTCTTCCGGCGGCTCCTGCGCAACGACACGCCCGATCGCCATGATCAGCGCCACAGCACCGTCGATCTTGTTGTCCTCGCCTTGCTTGATCGGGCGAACGACGTCGTCATTGCCCGGCAGGAACTTCCCGATCACGTTCCCTATGCACCAGGTCATGATCGGGTTGCCGTCGTGGTGGAACCAGCCTGAGGCGATGGCCGCTTCGAGCTCCTTCATGGGGGAACTCATGTTGGTGTAGTTCTGGGTGATGACCACTGGGGTCAGCCCTTCGTCGTCCAGTTCGTGGCTTATGCCAGTCGCGCCGAACGGGTCAATCGGACTCTCGCGAACGGGGTTGGCCTCGTTCGCTTCCAGCGCTTCGGCGAGGATCTCGCGGTAGTCCACCTCTGCGCCGGCGGTGGCGTACAGGTGGCCGGCGTTGAGCCAGGCCTGGAACCGCTCGGCCATCCGCTTGTTGTCTTCGTCGTAGACCCGATCCTCTGGCACCCAGAAGCGAGGCGACACGCAGTAGTAGTGCCGTCGGCCGTCGATATCCCTCCAGAACAACCGCGCCATGCTGTTCATGTCGAGCTTGCGCGCCAGGTCGAAGGCCAGGACACATTCCTCTCCAGCGAACCGCTCCAGCGTGAGCGACTTGTCCTCGCAGGCCTTCCACAAGGCCATGTTGAAGAACCCAGTCTTCGCCGAAACCCAGATGTTCAGGTGCTTCGTCTTGAAGGTGTTCGTGAACCGCGCCGAGCGGATGGCGCGAGCCAACTGGCTCTCCAGATACTCCCGATAAACCGATACGCCGATGTTCGGGTTCGCCTTGGCCAGGTTCTTCGGGTCCGTCCAGTCGTCCCCCTCGTCGAGGGTCCAGATCCAAGCGAACAGTTCGTCGTCCGGCACCACGCCCGACAACATCTCGATCGCCTGGCGGCGCTTGTCGTAGCACGGTCCCTCGATGTTCGCGCCGGCCGTGGTGATGATGAACATCAGCGGTTGTCGGCGAGCGCCCATGCCGGTCAGCATCGTGTCGTACTGGCCGGAGTTGTCGTGCTCGTGGAACTCGTCGATCAGCGAACAGGACGGGGAGGAACCATCACCAGGGTCACCGATGATCGGTTCGAACCGTCCGCCATCGGCGGGGGTATTCATGTTCGAGGCATTCACCTCGATGCCGGCGGCGGCGATCAGCAGTTCCGAGCGCTTCACCATCAACCGCGCGGGCCGGAAAACTTCCCATGCCTGCTTCTCGGTGGTAGCGCCGCTGTAGACCTCGGCACCGAACTCGCCATCCGCGACGAACATCGAGATTCCGGTGCCAGCGGCGATCACCGACTTGCCGTTCTTCCGCGGTACCTCCCAGTAGCTTTCACGGAACCGGCGAAAGCCATCAGCCTTTTTCTTCCAGCCGAAGGTCACAGCCAGGCCAAACAACTGCCAGGCCTCAAGCGAGATTGTCAGTTGGAGGCGCGCCCATTCCCCCTTCGTGTGGGGAAGAAGCTGGATCAGCTTCAGCTTCTTCTCAGCGGCTTCGGCGTCGAAGTAGAACGGATAGTCCCGACTCCGGCTCTTCTTCAGGTCGGAGAAATGCCGCTCGATCGCCTGGTGGATATACAGGCAGGCGGGTACCTTCCCCTTCAGGACGGTCTTCGCCCAAGCCATCGCCTTGTCGACGTTAGCGCAGGCGGCCTTTGCCATTGCTTACCTCAGTAGTTCAGCGAAGGGATTCGCCTCCGGCTTCTTGTTGCCTCCGATGAGCCGGGTCCGGCTGGAGGGATCCAGGCCGAGCAGCGAGCCAAACGTCACCATCTGGCGCATCGCTTCGTTGGCGGCGGTGAGCGCGGGGTTCTTCATCGGGCTGCCTTGAGCACTCGTTACTGTGATTCCCGAGCTCTGCACTTCCTCCTCAGCCATGCGCCACTTGTCGTACGCGACGCAGAACGCCTCGACGTTGTGCATGTCGGTAATGGCCAGCACGCCCGCACCGAGTAACTCCGGCACGATCATCGACCACATCTCCGCAGCGCGAGGCCGAAGGTGGCCCGGCGCATCGATATCGGTCACATCCGAAAACTTGGGTTCGTCCTTGTTCAGCGCCCGTTTGCCGGGGTTTCCGGCGAGCGCCTTCTTGGCTGTCGGCTTGGGCTTCCGGCCCCGGCCGGCCACTCTGGCGACGCCTGCCATCGGGCAACTCCTGATTTTTTAATTTCGCGGGCGCGTAAATCCGGTTCCCCCCGTCGTTCGGGAGGTTGGCCGCCAGAACTTTCAGCCACCCCCCTCCCCTGGGCGTTTCAATGCACCAATTCGGGGCATCCTCGGGGCGCCAGGATCCGCACCGTTCTCGATCCGTCCAACGCGCTCGCCTACGCGGTTGTGGCACGCCCGACACAGGGCGCGCAGGTTCGACCAGACCAGGCTCAGCTCGGGGTGAGTCTTGCGCGCCTTGATGTGGTCGGTGATCTGGCTCGGAGCTTCGTCACACTCCTCGCAGATCGGGTGCAGCCGTCGATATCGAGCGGAGAGCCGCTTCCAGCGCTCGGTCTTGTAGAACCCATCGGATTCATCCCGACACTGGTTGTAGCGAGCGTGAACTGCCTGCAGGTGCTTCTCCCGCTGCTGCTGAGCCAGCACCGCATGCTTCTCGCAGTGCGAGCCCTGTCGGATCAGCACATTGCATCCTGGGTACGCGCAGGGCTTAGCCGGTCGTCTCGGCATGGTTCACTCCTGTCGCTCGATGCAGTCCAGCACCTGCACCGCGCATGCTGTCAATGCAGCCTCAACGGCATCGATCGCCGCGGTTGCATCCTCACCGTTCGCCAGCGGCGGGCGACCTGGTAGCCGACACGGCGTCAGCGGGCACTTGGCCTGCTGCGCGGTAGGCGCTGGGGTCAGTGGTTTCGGGGCGGGCGTACATCCGGCCAAGGCCAGCAGGGATGCCAGCACGCAGCCAGTCGCGAACAGCCTGGTCATTCTCTTTCAACTCCCGTAACGCCGCAGCGTGGCGCGTACCCTGTATCTCCAAGGCCTGGCCAAGCTGGCGGGTTTGCCGTTCGATCTCGGCGACGCGGCCGAGCTGGCGTTGCTGTTCAGCGAGAACGCCGGCCTGCAGATCGATCATCTGCTGATTGCGGTCACGCTCCTGCGCCGCGACGTCAGCACGCTCCCGCTCTGCGGTCACTTGCAGGCTCAAGCGGTCCATCCGCCACATCATCCCCATCGCAACAAGCGCGACGACCAACCATGGAACCCACCTCATCACGCACCCGCCAGCGCTGCGCGCGCCCATTCGAGACGCGCCACTCGATCCTCAGCACCGTTGAAGCCGCCGTTGATCTTCAGAGTGATCCGCTCGAATCGGCCTTGGTCAGCCAGGTCGTTTAAACCCCGCGACTGCCAGAACCAACCCGCGGCAATTGCTGCCCAGGTCCGCTGCTCCAGCAGTTCAGGCTGCGCCACAAGCGGCAGCGCCAGGGCGCGTGCAGCTTCGGCGTAGTTGTCATAGCCGGTGATCATGATCAGGCCGCGTCCCCGGTATCGATACCCATCGCCCGAGTCTGGCGACCCGTTGCCCATCCGGTTTGCGTAGACGCGGTTGGCGATGCGCTCGGGCTGGCGTGCGTACTGCTTCGCCTCGGCCGGCGCGAACCGCTTCGGCCACGTCTTGAACAAGCCCTCGGCGGAGTAGTTCAGATTCTCCACCAGGCGCTTGAGGCTCTGGCTTTCGTGTCCGACCTGAGCAAGGAACATCGCCACGCGCTCGGGCGTGTTGATCTCGAAGCGGGCCATGGCGCCGTTGATGTGCTCGACCCAAGTCGAGGCAGTAGCGGCACCGCAGCCGGTAGCGCGGGCGAGTTGATCGGCGGTGATCTTCATTCGCCAGTCCCCCGGCGCGGAAACTTCCAGTCGGCGATCCGATCAGCGAACTCGGCGATCTTCTTCACACCCAGGAAACCGGTGAACACCCCGGCAGCAGTAGCCATGTTCTGCGGAAGGCCAAACCACTCAAGGACAGGAATCAGGCCCAAGGTGATCAGGGTGCAGAGCGTTGCCTCGAGCAGCGCCTGGCGCCGCGTTCCACCGCCGTAGATCACCCGGGTCAGCGCGACCACAAAGGACAGGCCGGCGGCGTACAGCTGCGGATAGTGCGCAGACAGCCACGCCAGCAGCGCAGCCCACGTGATGGGGTCTTTGTCGGGCATTTTCATGGTCTCGAATCCCCTCGGCGGGGCGGAAATGAAAAAGCCCAGCGCGAGGGCTGGGCCAGGAATGGGTGCGGGTCTTTCCCCGCAGTCCGAACAGGCCGCCCCGCGGAGTCGAGGTCATGAGGCGCCTGTTCTGCCGGTGTTTTCCCGTAACACTGCACCGCCGGCTGACAGTGTCCAGGCCCCGTTAGGCCGCCCTGGCTGCGGTTTGCTGCCGCTACGCAGAAACAAAAAGCCCCGCACGACGGCGGGGCTTATGTGGAGTCTGAAATTAGTTTTTGTGGCCTGATTGGTACGAACCTTGGACACACCCGTTTCGGTCAAACGATACGGTGGTTTGATCGACGTACTTGTCATTCCAGTATGTGACAGCACCCGCGCCGCCTGTGCTGCCGTTCCGGTTCACCTTCCCATAGATGCTTTCCACATCCTCCCTGGACATGCCGGGAACCACCTTTCCTTGTACTTTGGCCTTGCGCAGGTCCCGCTCGGACAGGCCAGTCGAGCAGGTAACACTTGGCCCCGACCCTCCAACAACTGTCACGCCACCACCCGCTACTCCTGATGCCTGAGTGCCGCCTTGATAGGTTCGCCCTGCCGACGGCTTGGGTTTTGCCATCACCGCCGAAGCGCCGGTACCGCTCGGGCGCTGGTTCGTGGCTGACACAACATCGTCCAGCGCCTGATTGGCCGGGCAGTTCTGTTGCGTGAACGTGACCTTTCCGTCTGGTCCAACACACTTGAAGACCGTCGCGGCCTGGGAAGAACAGGCGACCATTGCTAAAGCGAGAACGGGAAAAATCCGTTTCATGGGGTAATTCTCCGTAGGAACTACCTCACACTTTAGCACCAGACAACAGGCTCTAGAACGCTGGAAGGCAACAGAACATGACAGAAGGAAAGGCAACAAAAAACCCGGCACGAAGGCCGGGTTTCGGTGTCGATCTGGCTTAGCGCGCACGGATCAACAGATGTGGGTAAATTACGCCCATCCGATCACATCCGTCAAGCCACATCGAGCAGTTTCTCCCGATCCAGTATTTCAGTCACATGTACCAGAGCCTCCTCCTCAAGCTGCTCGAGTTGCTTGCGGATATCACGGCGCCACCTGTTGCGGGTTGAGTCAGGACGAGCCTCGGTATCCCACTGGTTCATGTCGTAATACTCATCGGACAGGATCAGCACATCGGTGGAGCGCTTTCCCTCCTTCCCCTTCATCTTCGGAATTGCCCAGGCGGAGACGGCCCTGGTCAAGAACAGGTGCGGCGCCGGGGTCTGGATGCGCGGAACCAAGCGCCCTATCGCCTGAAGTCGACGGCCGTTATTCGTCGAGTAGCGAGCATGCAGCACGTCCCACTCGCCCGGCGAAAGCTCCCGGTGCAGCAGGGCGTGCAGAATGCAATCGAACTCGAACTGGTCCTGAGCAGAAAGCAGAGCCCGAAAGCCGCCGTCGACCTTTCTGTCGATAAGCCTCTGCCAGCTCTGTTTCGCCGTGTTGTCGATGGCATCGGCCGCCAGAACGCGAACGATCGCCGGCATCACATCGCGGTATACCCCAGTCATGCAGCCCCCTTCGGCGTGCCGTTCAGGCCGAACAGATCACGCAGCAGCGTTTCCGCAGCGGCACCCTTCGCATTGCCGTCCTGCAGCCAGAGCCGGCCATAGTCGTGAAATCCCAGCGCGCCGCGATCACCGTGCCAGTTGGCGATCATGACCACCAGGGCAGCAAGGGCGGCTGCGCCCCCGATCTTCGCCTGGGCCAGTTCCCGACCCGCCAGTTTGAGGAACTCGCGCTCCACCCGCGTCATCGCCTTGCGAGGCGCCATCGCTTGTACATTGCTCATTGGTTCCTCCATCTTTAGAGAACCTGAAAAGTGCTTTCAGCCGCCGTATCGCGGCTGTTCCCGGTGTTTTGTTGCGCAGCGCATCCCGGCTCTGTCTCACCGTGAATCGCAGTGAAGCCGTGCCGATCAAGGTGCGCATGCCAGCGTTCCAGGGCCTCGCGCTTGCGCTCCCGCGCCTGGGTCTGGATGTACGCCGCTAGCACACCGCGCAGGACGTGGTTCAGCAGCATTTCCCCGATCAGGTGGTCGATGCCGATTTCCGTCCAGCAGGTACGCGCCAGCTTGCGCAGGTCGTGGCTAGTCCAGTCGCCGGCACTCAGGTCACTGAAGATCAGCGTCGCCTGGTTCGCGGATATCGACTGCCCGCGCGTGCCGGGGAACAGGAACACCGAGTCGACGCCGCGCGCCTGCTGATGCGCTCGATGGGCACGCAACAACGACAGCACCTGATCGGTGAGCGGCAACTGGTGCTCGGTTCGCGTCTTGGTCACGTCGGCGGGGATGGTCCAGACCGCATCCACCAAGGCGAAGTCGCGCCAGCGGGCCGTCCTAGTCTCCCCAAGGCGGGTGCCGTGGCAGAGCATCAGCAACGCCAGCATCGTGACTTCCGGCTGCTCCCGGTAGCTCGCCTGCAGGTTGGCCAGCAGCAGCGACAGCCCCTCCGGCCGCAGGCGCGCCGAGCGCGGCAGGATCTTGCTGCGCACAAAGTCAGTGAACCTCATCGAGCCCATCGGGTTGGAGGTGATCAGGTCCAGCCGGTGGGCCTGGCGCAGTGCAGCCATCAGCACGCCGTAGGCCTGGCGCACGTAGCCAACGCTGAATTCCTCCTGCAGCGGCCAGAACAGCAACCGGTCGAGCGTCGCCTTATCGGCGTTCGCCACCCGCACCCCGCGCAGCCGCGGCACCAGGTGGCGCCGGATCATCGACTTGACCGACGCTTTGCGCTTGGCTGACAACGCGCGATTGCGCAACTGCCGCTCCAACTGCCACTCCAGCACCTGGTCCAGGGTTTCCAAGCCGCCGGCCACGCTCGACGCTGCCGGATCGGCCGTCAGCCGGGCGATCACCTCGGGTAGCACAGCGACCAGGGCCGAGAACGTCAGCGCCGGGTAACTGCCGACCTTGCGCCAAGTGCCGCCGAGCACCACGAACCACGATCCCACCGCACGGTCACGGTGGAAGCGGAACCGCAGCGCAGGGTGCCGAGGATCACGCAGCGTCACCACCTGCCCGGCAGCCTGGCGGCGGATCTCCGCGTCCGAGAGGCGGACCTGTAAGGTATGCAGGGTCATGCCGCGCTCTCCTTGCCGTAGCGGCGGCCCTTGAACGGGCGGCCCATCTCCACCTCTTCCTCGCTGACCTCGCGGTAGCCGGTCAGAGTGCCGAACCTGCCGAACTGACCCTCCTGCTGCAGGTGGCACTTGCCTGGCGGCGCGTGCCGGCACTTGGTCATCAGAATCTCGGTGATGCCGTTCTGGCCGGCCTCGCTGTCCATGTCCCGGTGGACCATCAGGATGCAACTGGCGTCAGCCTCAATCTCCCCCGAATCGCGCAGGTCACTCGACTGCGGGCGCTTCCCGGGCCGCTTGGTCGAGTCGCGGTTGAGCTGCGCCAGTTCGATGACCGGCACGCCGAGCTCCTTGGCTAGCCGCAGCAGAGCCTTGTTGGTCCTGCCCACCTCCTCGCTGCGCGTGCGCCCCTTCGCCTCCGGCGGAATCAGACCCAAGTAGTCGACGACGATGCCGGCCAGACCGTGCTCACGCTTGACACGCCGCGCGATGCTGCGGATCTGGCTGGCGGTCACATTGGGATCGTCGCAGATGAACAGGGGCGCCCCCTTGGCCTTGGCCACCGCCGACGTGATGCGCGGCCAGTCGTCGTCACCCAACTGCTGCGGATCGTCCAGGCGCTTCAGGTCCACTCCGCCCAGCGAGGCGATGGCGCGCACCCCCAACTCCTCCTCGGGCATTTCCAGGGAGAACACCAGCCATGGCTCCCCTGCCTCGCAGGCGTTGTGCTGGGCAATCTGCAGGGCAAGTGTGGTCTTGCCACTACCGGGAAGGCCGGCGATAACGGTGATCTTGCGAGGGCGGATGCCGCGTACCAGCTTGTCGAGATCGACCAGGCCAGTACCTGGCCACTGCGGCGCGCGGCCGTTGAACTTGTCATCGATGACGTCGACAACCTTGAGCATCACCTCGTCGAGCCGCTTGTACTTCGGCGCCTCGTCCTCAAGGTCGCGCAGGTCCGCCATCGCCTGCTGCGCGCCGGCGATGATCTCCGGCAGCGGTCGGTCATCAGTGGCCGAGGCCTTCACCGACTCCGCAGCAGCGATCAGGCGGCGCAGGATGGCGCGCTCCCGGACGTGCCGGGCGTACTCCTTCCAGTTCGCGATCGAGGGAACGGTGCGGGCGATCTCGCCGGCGTATGGAATGATCTTCGCGCCGCCGGGAAGCGTGTCACGGATGATGCCGACGGTGAGCGGATCAACCGGCACCCCCTCCTCGTAACAAGCCTTGATCGCCTCGAACAGCGCAGCGTTGTCCTCGAAGTAGAAATCGCTGACGGTCACGCTACCGATGGCGTCCTCGAGCAGTGCCTGGTCATCCTGCAGGCCGGCTTGCAGGATGGCGCCAAGCACCCCATGCTCCGCCTCCAGGCTGTAGAGCTCCCGGCTCATGCGCTTACCCCGCGGCGAGCAGAGCCCCAGGTGAAGCGCACGGCGCGGCCACCCTGGCGCAGTCGATCCAGCGCGCGCTCGCCGATGAAGTCGCGCAGCGTCGGCGCACCAGGCATGGCCAGGCTATCGTCAGCCGGCAGGTTCGAGATCAGGATCGTCGGGACCACCTGCTGGTAGCGCTGATCGATCACCTCATGCAGCAGGCCTCGCTCGTACTCCGTACCACCCTGGGCGCCGACCTCATCGATGACCAGCAGGTCAAAGCCCACCAGTTCGGCGAGCACATCGCGCTCGGTGTACTGAGCATTCCTCGCCATCGCCCCCTTGGCGACCCGGATGACCTGCGCGGCGCTGACGATCACGGCCTGGGCGCCATGCGCGCGAATCACGTGCTGCACGATGGCACTGCCCAGGTGCGTTTTGCCGGTGCCGACGTTGCCCACCAGCAGCAGCGAACGGCCAGCCTCGTAGTGACCCGGAAACTGCTCGGCGAAGTCGCGGCAGCGAGCCAAGACGCCGGCCATCTGCACGTCGTCCCCAGTCTCGTAGTTCTCCAACGTGGCATTGCGAAAGCGCGGAGTGATGCCGGATCCGATCAGCAGAGCGTTCAGCGTGCGTTGCTGCTGGACCTGCAAGGCTTGCTGGTACTGCTCACTGTCGACGGGGGCCGTGCGCAAGGCAGCGAAGTGGCAGGCCGGACAGCCGCCGGCAAGAGTACCGCCGCCGAACTGCTCCACACTGACCTCGGTGTAGCGACCGTGCTGTGCGCACTCGGCGTCATTGTCGGGGCCCTGGGTACGCTCCGGGGCGCGGACGAAGTTAGAAATTTGGGCCATGTTCAGGCTCCTCTTGGTACTGATCGCGGGTATGCGTGGGCAGATTGGTGAAGTTCGAGGGCTTGGTCGCCGGCGGGCGCTCCACCTTGTCGGGGAACAGCCCCTGCCAACCGTTGGCAACGCTCTTGAGCACCACCGCATCCGGGTTGGGGTGGCGGGCCAACTGTTCGGCCTGCTGCCGGCAGGCTGTCGGGGTCAGTGGCTTGCGGATCTCCTTGCGTAGCTGAACCCACTTCGCCCACACCTCGGTGCTGACGTTGTCCGGCTTGGCGGTCATGGGGTCAAAGGCAGGGTCACGCTTCTTGCGCACAGACTTCGATGGCGACTGACCCTGTCCGCCCGCCGCGCTAGCGGCATCCCCCTCAGGGGGTAAGGGGGGATCTTTTAAATATCCCTCTCCCTGTCCCTCTCCCTCTCCCTGTCCCTGTCCCTGTCCCTGTCCCTCTCTTAGCCGTAGCGGTTGCGTTTCAGGTGACGGCCCTGAAACGCGTACAGGTGCGTTACTGGAAACGCCTCGGTGAATGTTCAGTTCTGCGTCTTGCAACGCGGCTCGAAGCGTTTCCATCGGCGTGTTGTGGGGGTAGGTGAACCCGAGTTCACGCAACTGATCGCGCAGCCGCTTGTGCTCTTCGCGGTGCCGGCGAAGACGCTCAGTTTCGTTGCCCCTGCGCTCGCGATAGGCAACACGCTCCTCCCATGCCGCAAGGGCTTTTTCGGCGATGACAGGGTGATACAGGCGATCGTCGCTACACAGTTGCCACCCGCGCAGCGCCATGCCCTTCACCTTCCGCCAACGCGCACCGGCCCCTGAAAGATGAGCGAGCACCCGATCATCGTTCGGAAGCGAAGCGGCCGGGACCTGCAGCCAGGCTTTGCACCACAGGGAAAGCGCTGCTTTGAACTCGTCGCCGCTGGTGAGCGCGAACAAGTCACTGTCGAGCAACCGGACAACATCGAGCGGCATGAACGGAAGGCCGCGCAAGTCGACCTCCACCGGCACCAGCGGCGCGGCTGGCACTGCATCACTCATATATCGAGCTCCTCGGTAACGCGCTTCACGAAGTCGTCGTATCCCTCGGCCATAAGGAACCCCTGGGCTTCAAGCGCACCGCGACATGCCTTGGCATGGCCGTAGAGTACCCAGCGTTCACGCTCGGGCAGGCCGCGAAACTGGTGGTAGGAAGGCCAGGGTCCGGCGATCACCGGCTGGCCGTTGGGTCCGGTAGTGATACGACCGGGACTGGAACCAGTACGAGTCATCACCTCAGAACTCCCAAATTGGCAGCATCGACAACAGCCTTGACGTTCTCCACCAAGAACCAGACCAGATAGAGAGAGTTTTGCGAGAGCCCTTGCTCGTCCACAGACTGTTCGCGAAGGAACTCAATCACCTCGGAAAGGCGGCACGAAGCTGAGTCAAGAGCCTCTCCTACCGGAACGCCCGAGCGAACCTGTAGCAAGTAGCGGCCTCCGCCCAAAGACTCGAACTCGTTGAGGGCGGTGAGGGCGGTGAGTTGATCAGTCGGTTTCATGGCGAGCCTCCACGGCAGTGGATTGTTGCGCCTTCGATCGCTCTATCCCACGCTCTGCGGAGCGCGCTAGCGCGCCAATCATGGAGCCCACGAAGCCGATCAGGCTGAATTCCGCGCACACGGCAGCGGATCCACACCTATCGAGATCTTCGCGGATCCGCCGGCAAATCTCTTCCAAACCATCGCCGAGCTCTGCGACCGTATAAAGCGCGCCCGCAACGTCCTCCCCTTCGTTGATATGAAAGAGTTCGCCGGACGGCCCTCCGAAAGTCAGCGGGGCTGTCTTGGCTTCTTGCACCGCGGGGAGCGGTTTGATATTTTCGGGATGCGACATTTCCTCGTCTCCTAACAGACGATGTAGAAAGACCACTCGCGCCAACGAGTGGAGACCAGAAAACCCGCCCAGCCAGGCGGGTTTTTTATTGCCTGAACGCTAGGGATAGACTCAAGATCCACCACCACCACTGGACGGATGAACAGCAGAACCGGAGTACTGCAGCGGGAGCGAATCGATAGGCAGAATTACCTCAAGGTCGGCGGAGCTTGCGCACCGCTGTTCGTGAAGCGTCTCGATGGCCTTGCCGACTTCGTATCGAACCTGCTGTCCACCAGCTGCACGACTGATCGTCGGCTGGGAGGTGCCAACCAGCGAGGCGATTTCGTACTGCGTGAGGCCGGAGCAGACCAGTTCGGAAATCAGTTTCTTGAGGCCCATGACCCATCCCTATTCAGTATTGCATTGACGAGCATACACACGCGCATTGACAGCGGCAATACAATCCCGACTAGAAAATAATCAGGTGAGTCAGATGAGAATTGGAGAGCGCATTGCTCAAGAGCTAGGCCGCCTCGGTTGGTCAGAAGCGGAGCTGGGGCGCCGAACTGGAATCTCCCAGCCAACCGTCCACCGCATCATCAGCGGCCAAACCAGCAGTCCAAAGCAAGCGAACGTCGAAGCGATCGCGCGCGCGCTCAATCGCACGCCACATTGGTTGTGGCATGGAACGGATCCCAAAGCCGCGGCGGAGAAGCCACACAGCGATCTCCCACCCGGCGTCACACGCCTGGATATATGGGACGATTCCACGCCATTGGACGACGACGAAGTCGAATTGCCGTTCTACAAGGAGGTTGAGTTGTCGGGTGGACTTGGAAGCACTGTTGTTCGGGAAGATCTGGGGCGGAAGGTTCGATTCGGCAGGTATTCACTACGCCGCCTGGGCATCGATCCCAACAATGCTGCCTGTGTGACAGTTTCCGGCAACAGCATGATTCCAATTCTGCCTGATGGCTCGACGGTAGGGGTCGATACTGGAAGCACTTCGATCAAGGACGGCGATATGTACGCGATCGACCACGATGGCCAACTGCGGGTGAAGCAACTCTACCGCCTGCCAGGTGGGGGCCTGCGCATTCGCAGCTTCAACAGCGAGGAGCATCCGGATGAGCGCTACACGGCAGAAGATGCAGCCGAACACGTTCGGATCATCGGTCGAGTGTTCTGGTATTCCGTGTTGACCTGAAAACCATTTGGTCACTTCGCAAAAATCTATTCACTTTTGCATTGACTCGCCGGCAATCTCTCAATAGAGTTTGATTCAAGAATGAATTGAACGGGGTTGCCATTCATGGAGTCCATCACTGCCGGAAACTGGATAGGTCACCACGGACGCGGACTTGCTCCGCGCGAACTGGAGGCAACTCTCCACGCTGCTCGTGACCTGACTGCCAAGCAAATCGCAAAGCTGATGGGCATCGCGCCCGGGACCGTGTCCAAGCGATTGGATGATGCGCGGTTCAAGCTCGGTGCCAAGACCATCCGCGGCCTGGTGCTGGAGGCGTACAAGCGCCAGATTATCAGCCCCCTGTGCGTTGGCATCCTCGCCCTCCTGGCGGCAGCACAACCCCTCCTCGATGAAGACCCGGCCATGCGGGCGCGCCGTGGCGGCGAAAGGAAGATCGAAACTCGCCTGACTGCTCGCCGCGATGGCATGGCCTGGGTGGCGTGATCATGGCCTGGGACAGAAACGATCCTCTCAACATCCTGGCGCTACAGCTCGACGGTGAACTGCGCGCCGCAGCCGACTTCTGCCATGGCTACAACGGGCCGGCACAGCGCGCTTTCGCCCGGCACATCCAGGGCCTGGGAAAGTCGGTCGACGAGCTTACCGTGGCAGACCTGAAGGCAGCGGCCGCATTTGCTGAAGCAGAACTGAACGACCTGCAACAGAGAGGACTGATCTGACGCGGCAGACCGAACGCGTCGAAGCAGCCCAGCTGTAACCAACCGATTTTCGCGAAAGCCAACAACCGCGGCAGGCCATCGGCTTGCCCAAAGAAAGAGGAAAAGCACGTGATCAACGAGTCTCTGAATCAACTACTCACCGAGCGCGTCGCCGCATTTGCCGACAGCCAGCGCCCTGCCGAACTGATCGATATCGGCATCGAGAAGATGTTCCAGTCCATCGTCGACGACCTGTTTCGCTCCTACGGCGATTTCACCAAGGCAGTGAAGGAAGCCATGGTTGCCGCCATGCCAGCCAATGTCAGCGACGTTTTCGAACTCACAAAGTACAACGCGATGGTCGCTTCGCTACTACGGCAGCGCTGGGAACAGGCCGCCGTCGGGTCATTGGTCCTGAAGACTGCCGACCAGGCGATCAGTGAAGTGCTCAGCGGTGAAGGCCTGATCACTGGCGAGGTATCGCTGAAAGCGCTGTTGCAAGGATTCATCGACGCCAATAAGGACGAGGCCTACCGCGAAGGCTGGGATCGTCCGGAGATTCGCTTCGAAGAAGAAACGCGGTACAGCGCCACCTGGCTGGCGGTTCATTTCGACGCGGAGCCCGAGGGCAGCTACCGGAATAGCGGTTACGCCAGGAGTGGGCGCGGAAACTACAGCCTGAAGCACCGCATCCTCGTTCGCCTGACTGGCGAAGAACGTCCCGGCGCCAGCCAGAGTGAATCTGGCATCCGTCTTGGCGAGGTCTATTCCGCCAGTCTTGACGACAAAAAGGTCGATCTCAAGATGACCGTGCGCAGCGAGTGGGAGCGCATGCTCGCCGCGCTCTACTTCGGGAATGCCGTATTGCTGATCGACTGCGATGAAGATGATTTCAGCTATGGCCTTGATGACTGAGGGCGCCCCATGAGCCAGACGAGCCTCATCAAGCCCTTCCGCCTGTTCTCGCTGTGCATCGCTGCCCTGGCTTATGCCGCCCTTTCCGTCGCCCTTCTGGGCGGCATTGGGCCGGCCCTGGTCAGTAGCCGCGACGACGTTCTGGTTTTCGCGGGATTCGCCATCCCCGGCGTCTGGTTGATCGCCTCGGTCTGCCTCGGCATCCACCTCGCCAACACCCGCCGCGAACAAGCGGCCACCACCAGCAAGGAGAAAGACCAATGAAGCGGATTCCCGCTGCTGCAATGCTGTGCCTGCTCGCCGTCCTGGCGGGCTGTTCGAAGGTGCCTGCCGGCAACGTCGGCGTGATCGTCAATCTCTACGGCTCCGAGAAGGGTGTGGAGACGCGTGAGGTCGGAACTGGGCGCTACTGGGTAGGCGTGAACGAGGAGCTCTACCTGTTCCCCACCTTCACGCAGACCGAGACCTGGGGCGGCGAGGAAGCGATCAGCTTCCAGACCGTTGAGGGCATGAAGGTCGGCGGCGCCGTCGGCATCACCTACTCGGTATCTCCCGATAAGGTGACGACGCTGTTCCAGAAGTACCGGGCGGGTATCGAGGAAATCACGAACAAGTTCCTGCGGAACATGGTGCGCGATGCCTTCAACGATGTTGCCTCGAAGCTTCCAGTCGAGAGCGTCTATGGCGCCGGCAAGGCGGACCTGCTGCTGGCCGTTGAGAAGCGCGTGCGCGACCAGGTGGCGCCCATCGGCATCAACATCGAGCGCATCTACTACGCATCCGACCTGGTCCTCCCGCCGCAGGTCACGCAGAGCCTCAACGCGAAGATCCAGGCCACTCAGATGGCCGAGCAGCGCCGTAACGAGGTCGCCCAAGCCAAGGCCGAAGCCGACAAGGAACGCGCTCGGGCCCAGGGGGAGGCGGACGCGAAGCTGACCCTGGCCACCGCCGATGCGAAGGCGATCGAGATCCGCGCCCAGGCGCTGCGCTCGAACCCCGACGTCGTGACCCTCAACGCCGTCGAGAAGTGGGACGGCAAGCTGCCCACCTACATGGCCAGCGGCTCCCCGCTTCCTTTCATCGGCATCAGCAAATAGCGACCATCGATCTGGCGCCAGCGATGGCGCCCTTGGAGCACGCAATGCGCAAGCCTACCTACACGCTCTCAAGCGAAGGCGCCACCCGCCTGATCTATCGAAACGGGAGCTTCATGACCACCCAGCAGACGGTCGACGAGCTCAACAAGCTCGATCGACTGCTGCAGGTGTTCGTCCCGCCCGTCGCGCTCCGGGATGCGACAGCGGCCTACCTCAAGCACATCGAGGCAGAAGACTTCAACCAGAGGAATGACGACGAGCATCGCCGAGGCGAACTTGTGAAGGCGGCAATCAGCTATGCAGTTGGCGCCACTCACCTTGAGAACGTCGGCGGCCACCGAATCAACATCTGGCCTTGGTTCGCTGACCAGTTTCACCCCACCGACCGACGGGGAAACCTGCTGCAAGCGATAGCCCTATTGCTGCGTGAAATCGACCGGGTCGACCGTGAATGCAAGGAACCCGCCGCATGATCAAGCGCACCCTCTACCATTTCCACTTCTGCTGCGGCCTGGGCGGCGGCGCCGCCGGCTTCAACCGGGCGCGCCCGCGGGTCGGCAACGTCGAGGCCGAATGGGTCTGCCTCGGCGGGATCGACGTGGACCCGGCCGGATTGCGCGACTTCGAGCGCCTGGCCGGTGTCCCGGGCACCCTGCTGGACCTCTTCACCCGCGACCAGTACGTGCGGTTCCACGGCAAGGAGCCGCCGGCAGGCTGGCGTGAGGCCACCCCCGAGGATGTGCGCCGCGCCGCCCAGGGCAAGCGCCCGGACGCGGTGTTCATCTCCAGCCCCTGCAAGGGGGCCTCCGGCCTGCTGTCCGAGAAGTTGAGCCTCACCCCGAAATACAAGGCACTCAACGAGTTGACGCTGCGCTGCATCTGGCTGATGGGCGAGGCATGGGCTGATGACCCGGTGCCGCTGATCGTCTTCGAGAACGTCCCGCGCCTGGCCACCCGCGGCCGGCACCTGCTGGACCAGATCAACAGCCTGCTCGGCGGCTTCGGCTACGCAGTGGCCGAGACCACCCACGACTGCGGCGAACTCGGCGGCTTGGCGCAGTCCCGGAAGCGCTTCCTGCTTGTCGCCCGCCACGTCGAGAAAGTGCCGCCCTTCCTGTACGAACCAGAGAAGAAGTCGCTCCGCGCCGTCGGCGACATCCTCGGCCGCATGCCGCTGCCGGGCGACATCGATGCCGCGGGGCCAATGCACCGCATCCCATCGCTGCACTGGAAGACCTGGGTGCGCCTGGCCTTGGTAGAGGCCGGCAGCGACTGGCGGAGCCTGAACAAGCTGGCGATCGAGGACGGCCACCTGCGCGACCTGGTAATCGTGCCGGAGTACCGCTCCGGCTACATGGGGGTGCATGGGTGGGACGACACTGCCAGCACTATCGCCGGCCGCTCCGGCCCTACCAACGGCGCATTCTCGGTAGCCGATCCTCGCTACCGCCAAGCCGCAAACTGGAACCACGGCCAGCAGTTCGGGGTGATCCGCTGGGCCGAGTCAGCGCCGACTATCCCAGGGCAAACGATGCCAGGCCAAGGCACATTCAGCGTCGCCGACCCGCGCCCCAACTGGAACCGCCACAGCGGCAACTATCGGGTGATCCGCTACGACCAACCTGCAGGCACCATCATCGCCGGCGGCAAGGGCGTCCAGGGCGGCCAGCAGTCGGTGGCAGACCCGCGCATCCTGCACCGCGGCAAGGGCGACAACTACCTGACCGGCGGTCACTACGGGGTGATCGGCTTCAACCAGCATTCCGGCGCCATCGCGGCCAGCTCCCGCTACGACAGCGGCCGATTCAGCGTCGCTGATCCACGCATCCCAGCAGCGGACGAACGCCTGACCTGCATCATCCGCAGCCTCGACGGCACCTGGCACCGCCCCTTCACCACGCTGGAAAAGGCAGCCCTACAGAGCCTGGTCGAGCCCGAGGAATACCTGGTGCTCGACGGTATGAGCGACAAGGACTGGAGCGAGCGCATCGGCAACGCCGTACCACCGGCCGCGGCCGAGGCCATCGCCGGCGTGATGGGCACCACCCTGCTGCTGGCCGAGCAGGGCGAGACGTTCATGCTCAGCAATACGCCCATCTGGGTGCGCCCGGTTGCGGTGGCGCTGAGCGTCGCGCAACAGGAGGTGCAACCGTGAACACCGAACAGTTCATCCGTGACTCGGCCGCGCGCGGGTTTTCCCGGCGCGCAACCCGGCTGGCCCTGGGCATTGGCCCCTGGGTATTCCGCGAAATGTTGACCCTGATGCCGGATATCGAGTGGCCGGCGAAGGGCCAGTCACTGGACCACAAGCGGGCCAACTCGCAGAAACGGGGCCACTGCACGCCGGCACTCGCCCGCGCGCTGGACCAGGCCCGCCAGGCACGCAAGGACAAACACACCCACACCGTGCGCGACCGGACCGGAACCATAGAGGAACTGGTGGAGACGCTGCCGAGCCCTGTCTCGGCTAGCACCGTCCGCAGGCGGCTCGCCGGAGGCATGCCGCTCGAGGAAGCCCTCCTTACTCCTGCAATTCCGCCGTTCAGCAACTACAAACGGGAGAATCCCGATGATCAAGAATGATTCACAGGCTCCTTCATGCACTTGCCCGAGTGGCGACGGATCCCTCGTCCATCCGTGCCCGGCACATCCTGCGGTAGAGCAGGCAGACGTAGCTGCCAAGCTGACCTTCATCAACGGAAGGCCCGCCATGTGCGGGTGCCAAGTGGAATACAGCGACGGCGGAGGCGAGTACTCCGACGTAATCTACGTGACGCTGTGCGCCAAGCATTCTGGCAGCGCGATTCTGGATCTGGTGGCGACCAACCGAATCGCACTGACGCCGGAGTACGAAGGCCAGTGGCACGCCGACCTCTACCTGGATCGGGAGATTCCTCTTGCGAAGGTCGAGGGCGCGACGCCGGCCGAGGCGGTCCTTGCCCTCATGTCGGCAGAGCGCATCGACCCCGAACAGGAATCGGTAGAGCAGGCAAGTGGGGATGAGCGCGCGGCGTTCGAGGCGTGGGCTACGCATTTACCGATGGATCGGCAGCCGCTACGACCAGACCTCTATATGCCGCAAACTCAATGGGCGTGGGAAGCGTGGCAGTTCCGCGCCGCCCTGGCGCAACCCTCCCCAGTGCGCTCGAGTCTCTTGATCAACGGATACCAGTTGCGCGCCGCCCTGGACTTCATTGCGCCGGATGGCACTGCCGAGCAACTGGAAAGCGAGGCCTGCATCGAGTGGCGCCAGCAGGATGCCGATTTCCTCGAAGCAGGCCTATACGCCTTCTGCGCCGAGTATCCCGAAGAAGGCGGCGTCTTGTTGGATGAGGAGCCAACCACTGCGCAACCATCCCCGTTGCAGTCCGAGCAGGCAGAGGCGGAGCGGCCGGCATTGTGGGCTGTACATGCCCAGGGGCCGGACGAACTGTACGCAGCATTCAGCCGCGAAGACGCGGAGAAACATGCCGCCGAGCTGAACGCCCTGCCAAGGCCTGAAGGGATCGCGGTTGGCGCCGTGGTCGTTCCCTCCCCCTGGCCGGCTGTCCAGCACTGGCAGTATCTGGCCGAACAGGAGCAAGACCACAAGAACGAGATCGCCGGGCGCCTGCGCCAGCTCGAGCGCATCTGCGAAGGGCTGCCGCAAGACGCCATCGATGGCGGCTGGACCGTGCAAGGCATTCGCGGCTATGCCAAGCGCTTGGAGGATCAACTGAAGGCCGCCCTGGCGCAAGTCGAAGCACTGCGAGCGGAGCTTCAATCTCAGCGAGAGCGCAACACCGAGCTGATCTTCAAGCTCGGTAGCGCAACGAACGGCTGGGGGAGCTGCGAGAAAGAGCGCGACGCCGCCCTGGCAAGAGCCGCAGAGCTTGAGGGGAAGCTAGCCGAGCTGGAGAAGCCGGTGCCGACACACGGCGAGCACTCGGAGCTTCGCCGGATCGCTGTCGCGCTCAAGAACCCGCTGCTCAGCGGAGAGGAGGCCTCGGACCTGATGGTGCGTTACGAGGCATTGACAATGCCCGATCACATCATCGCGTTGATCGACCGCCAGGCGCAGCACAGTGTGCCGTCGGGGTGGAAGCTGGTGCCGCTTGAGCCTACCCCGGAAATGCTGGACGCACGCCGCGACTGCGAGGACGGAATGGACGGCTATCTCGTTGAGGATACCGAGTACTACTTCCCGGGTCGGGATGCAGTTCGCGCCTTCCTGGCACGTGTCTATCGGGGCCTCATTGCCGCTGCGCCAGCGCCTGGAGGTGAGCGATGACCATACGCAAGGCACTGACCGCTATCGCACTCGTCGCGCTGCTTGGCCTGGCCACTGTTGCCGCCGGTGCAGCGCTCCAGCCGTTCAAGAATCTGTTCATCTGGGAGGTATGTCAGTGATGAGAGGCTCCGATATTCCGCCACCACCAGGGTATCGCCCCACCCCGCTCGCCACCCTCGGCCAGCAATTGGTCCGCCTGGGCCAGGCGATGCAGAACCCCAACACCAAGCTCGGCGAGTTGACCGAACTGGTCCAGGCCTGCGGCGTCGACCTGCGGATCTGCGACACGAACAAGGAGAATCGGGCATGAAGGGCGCAACGATGCATCGGCTGATCGACCTCAGCGTCGACAGCAGCCGTAACCTGCGCGTGCGTATAGCAGCCCTCCGGATGTTCATCCGGGCAGTGCACGCCGATCGCGATGCCAGCTTCGCAGAGCATCGCCAGAAGTGGCGACGACTTCTCAAGGGCATGCCGTTCACCGAGCAGGCGCTGGAGCGCGAACGGATGGCATATCGGGAGCGAGCCAGAGTTGCGGCGCAAGCCATGGAGGAGTGCGGTGCTTGGCTTATCGGAAACTCCGCCATGATCGAGCAGGCTCTGTCGTTCGACGACCTGTGCGATCTCCTTGGGGTGAATCATGCCCACCGTGCCGAGGCTGCCGAGGTCTGCGCGGGCGATGCCGGAGTCGTTGGCGGCCTGCTCTGGATTGGCGGGGAGTTCGAGGACAGCGCAGACCACAAGAGCGGCCGCTCCAACCGAGGGAACACGGGGCCCCTTACCGCAGCGGTCCAGAACATGTTCCAGAAGTTCCTGCTTGAAAATCCGTCGGTCATCCCTGACCCGTTCGCCCCGGGCGGCCCTTTCTACGGTGCCCCGCGGCAGGAGATGGCGCCAGATGGAACGGTGCAGATTCGGCGACCGGCACTCACCGTCCACAGCCAGGACGGATCAATCCGCACAGTCGAGCGAAAGCCTGAAGTCTGCGGCGCGGTGCGCAATGAAAGGAGTAAGACATGATCGAAGAGAATCACCAGGCCCCAGAACAGGACCTGGCCGGCGCCATCCGCGACCTGCTGGCACACCTGCGCGGCCCGAAAGTGGCTCCAGAGGACGAACTCTGGACCACGAAAGAAATCGGCGAGTACCTCAAGCTGTCACCGGCCACGATTGAAGGTCGTGTGGTAACTCGGCCGGACTTTCCTGACCCGCTACAGCCGTGCGGGACGGTCAAGGCGTCCAAACGGTGGTTTGCGGTAGACGTGAAAAGGTGGGCTAGACAGAACAGCAGTAAGCTGCCGAAGGGGAAGCCCCGCAGATAATGCGGGGCGGTCGCCGAGCACTTAATCAAGCCGGCTCGCTACCTCGGTTGCAGTCGCGTTGTAGTAGACCATGAGCGACCGCGGGTCACGATGTCCCGTCATTCTGGCCAGGTCGAGCACATCGAGCTTCCTGGCGAGCCTGGTGGTGGCTTCGTGACGGGTGTCGTGGAAGTTCAGCCCGTCGATTTTCTGTCTGTCCCGCACCTTTCGAAAGAGGGTATCGGCCGAGCCGGACGTCAGCGTAAACAGGTTCTGGCGCTTCCCAGCAGCATCTACCAGAACTTGGAGCAAGGTTACCGCACGGGAACTGAGCGGCACCTTACGGGCATCGCCGTTCTTCGTCTTGTCAAGTTCGACGTAGCGGGCCCTCAAGTGGACCCGGGCAGCAACGAGGCCGAGGATCTCGCCCTGCCGCATAGCCGTCTCCAGGGCGATCAGAAAAGCGTAGGCAAGCTCCTGCATCTTGCCGGTCGGCGCTACCCCCTCCTGATACCCAAGCCCCTCAAGGATCAGGGTTTCCTCGGCAGCCGAAATGCGCCTGTCCCGCGGCGGCCGGCTCTTCGGGCGCCGCACCTCGCGAACAGGGTTGGTCGGGCACCATCTCCACTCCCGGCGCGCCTGCTCGAACACGCTCGACAGCAACGTCATTTCGCGACGCACAGACGACGTGGCCACCGACTTCAATCGGTGATCGCGCCATGCTGCGATCTGATCGGCGCCGATATCACAGATGCGCTCGCCGACGAATTCCAAGTCATTGACCAGCTTGTCGAGTCGGATCTCTTCCCAGCGTTTGCCGGCCTTAGTGGGTGAGACTTCATCCTTGTATTTCTCCAGCGCCTCCTTCAGAGTGAAGTTCGATGCCCCTTTAGGGCTTCCAACTCCCGCCAGAATCTCGGCCTCCCGCTGAGTCGCCCAGGCCACCGCCTCGGCCTTGGTGGAGAAGGTGCCGGAGTCTCGAACGCCTTTCTTTGCCACCTCGGCGCGCCATCCGCCGCTTCGCTTTCTGTACGTTGCCACCACATGCCCCGCTTGGCGTAAATTTGGCGTAAAGGGTATCAGGAAATTACGCCAAGCTGCTGGAGGTTGCCGGGACGCAGCAAAGTAAACCCCCAGTAAATCAGGCTGTTACAGGAAAACGAAGGAAATTTCGGGATCCTACTGAGTTAGCCTAGGTGCCCTCCCGAGGCACCACCACATTGTTTCTAGGACTTCCCAAGAAATCCCGAAACCCACGAAGAACCGGCCCTCTGGCCGGTTTTTTGTTGCCTGCGATTCCCAACCAAACCCTTGTAAGCCCATCGATTTGGGGGCATATATGGGGGGATCTGAATTCGGTCAAGGACGATTCCCCCAGAATGAGCGCAACCCTCGACGACTCGGGCTTCTCAGCCCTGCAGCCCAAAGACCGTCCCTACAAGGTAAGTGCCGGCGCCAGCCTCTTCCTGGAGGTGAATCCCCACGGTTCGAAACTGTGGCGACTCAAATACCTAGTGAGAGGGACTGAGAAAGGGTTGGCGCTCGGCACCTATCCAACGATGTAGTGGTCAACCCATCCCGGACAGTGGGTTGAGTTTTTCTGCGGCCACCGCAGGCGGTAGCCCGTCGTTGAATTGATGCGGCCTGATCCAGTTGTAGCGGTGCATCAGGTAATGACTGATGTCCCGTTGGGCCTCCCGCGCCATCAGGTAATCCGTTGACGGGACCCGATCCGACTTCAGACTGCGGAACAGGCGCTCCAT